TCGGCGTTGCTCGGTGTCAACGTCCATAATGTTATAACCGTAATCGTCTTTTTGAACAAGTGTATTTTTTAATTGCATTGTACTCATTTCTACAAAGTTATTATTTTTTTAATTATGTTAATGCGTCCGCTAATAATTGCCCTATTTCATAAGCGGCTAAGTTTGTTAATAGTTCCCAAAGTAACCCTGCGTCACCCATTGGCGGGTTGTCTGCTAATCTCTTTAATTTGCCATCCGGTCCTCGCACAGCTTCATATCCTAAAGTACATCGACAGTTGCAAACGTTTCCCGCTCTTGCCGTTGAGTCTCCAGGGTGTAACATATTGTCAATATATGTTTTTGCCGGTACTACAAACTTTTTGTCGATTGCAACTTGTATTCCGTCCATGTGATAATGGTCGTTTGCATCTCTTGGTATTCGTCTCGTCCGGTTATCTTTTGCTGCGATCCATTCTTTATTTGTAACTAAACCCGTGGACATTGCGCCAACCATTGAACCAATATTAGCAGCTCTTGCCGTTTCCGTTCTAGCGATTAACTCGGCTCTATAATTTGTTAGTCCCGAAGTTTTAAGCAATGCAATAATCTCGGTCATTGATAAGCCTTGTTCTTGTCCTTGTATTAAGAACTTTCTTATTTGCTCTTTAGTTGTATCGGTAATATCTCCGGCTAATTGAGCCAATCCTTTTGTTTCTAGGTACTTGATTATAACGTAAGCAAATAGGCTAGTTTTAGCACTCTTAATTTCCATTGGAATATAAACCCCTTTTGCGCCCTTTTTAACGTCTTTCTCTGCTATCAATCCCATTTTAGTACCTAAGGCAACGTGCAACTGTTTAATTGTCTTCTCGAGGCTCTTATCGCTAATTGCGTCGAAGTCTTGAGTACGGCAATAAGTGTCCACCTGTTTTTGTAATTCCTTTTTGAATTTAGGAGAATACTGAACTAAGGCATTCATATAAAGTTTCCTATAATCTTGCCAAATCATTGTTTATGGCTTTTGTGGTGTTGGCTCCGTGATAGTTAAAGGTTGGAATTGGTCAATAGGTTGTAAGCCACTTGGAACGTAAAGTTTTTCTAGCTCTTCGGTTGGAATATAATCAGGGTTTTTAAGTCCCATTATCTCCATCTTTTGCGCCGGTGAAATCCACCACGCAGTATTTAACCAGGCAACTTGCTCCGCTTTATTTGCTTCTAATTCTTGATATACTTGAATGTCATATCCTATATAAACGTTCGTACCTTTATAACCCCAATCAGTATGCAATTTTCTATTTAACTGTTCTGCAATAGCATCTAACAAAGGAATAGCGCAACGCAATGTTAAAGCCTTTTCGCCTTCTCTTTGGTTGTTATATGTTTTGTTGTCTGCATCGTTTAATAATTGGCTAGGCACTCCGTAAATATTACAAAGTGATTTCATATCCCACTTTTCACTCTCGATAATGTTTAACTCAACCGGACTTAAACCGATTTGTTTCCAGTCAACCTTGTATCCTGAAACTGCAATAGAATTAAAGTTACTTGCTCCGCCTTTCTCGCTGATTGATTTCTTTAATGCTTGAGCTTGTTGAGTTCCACTTGTAGGGTCGAACCTGTCATCGTTCATAAACAATACACCTGCCGGACCACCATTTTGAAACGATGCAACCGCAGCCGTCTTAGCTTCGTTACTTCTTGTTAATGTTCTTGCCGCTGCCATTAAAGGAGACTGTCCGTAAAGTTCGTTCCCGGTTACTGTCCAATAAGGGTTAAAGTATTTATCGTGTAATATTTCTTTTGTATCAAATGACCATAACTTACCATAGTATAATTGATAGCCTACTCTTGTAGGTGGAAACACTTCTATATCCGCAATGATTGCCATAAACTGAGCCGGTAAAGCAAACAGTTCAAAAGGTTTGCCATCGTTAGCTCCGCCTTCAATCATTTTAGCATAGATAAAAGTATTGCCTGTTAATAGTTTAAAGCCGCACCATTGCTCTACTAAGTCCGCCCAGGTGTCCTCTTCGTTAGGATATTTAAGCAACTGATTTAAACGTGCGTCTCCGTCGTATAGCTCAAATGCTTTTTTATGTAATTGTGTTACTTCATTCCAATTCTCAATCTTATCCGGCTGCTTCATTAATGACTTGTAACGCTTTGCTGCGGTTTGGTCAATAATTTTATAAACGTGGAAAGGAGCAAGTTTTGCTTTATCAGTAATTAACTTTACGATTGAATAAACTATATCATTTGATTGATAACCGTCTCTAACGTAAGCCTGTGCGTTTTGCCCTTGCCAAGTAACTATCCCTTGTTGAATTGCTACTTGAGTATTGAACGGCATTTGAGGTAAAACAGTATTTACTTTCTTTTTACTAAAGAAATCTAATAAGCCCATAAATGTACAATTTAGTCAAAGTTAGTTATTTTATCCTAAAATACACTTACTACAAATTTAGGAGTATATTCAAAAATCATTCTCATAGCTAAACAGTCGGAGAAATCCGGAGACCGGCCAATCAAAGCCTTAACTTTATCCTTTGGTATTATTCCATTGCTACCGTCTTTGTCAACGTGCTTTTGTTTTACTTGCTCTAACTCTTCAATAATTAGTTGCTTTTGTTTGCCGTCTGCATTGATATATAAATTGCTATTATTTATTAACTCGGCTAACTTATAATAGCATTGAGATTTAAGGTTATCGTAATTCTCTTTTGTCTTAGTGATTGGGTTTTCTAACGCCCTGGAGTTATTGACAAAGCCTTTGCACCTAAGTATATCGCATACGCCGCCACCTACTCCGTCCTCGTCCACTACTATATTAGAGGTTGCTACTTGATATTCCTTTTGTAGTTTCTTTATGATTTCAGCGACTTCGACAACGCTTTTACCATTGTATTGAAACAGTTTAACACGATAGCCACTCCATAAGCCAATGACAGTACTATCGCTACCAAAACGAGCAACGTCGCAAGAAATGTAAGATGCGCCACTAGGTAAATAATCGCTAGTAAAGCAATCAAGTATTTTTTCATAGTCTATTAATTGTGCAGGATCGGATAAATATTCCCAGTTGCCAAATAGCAATCTCTCTTTGCTTACTTTGTCAAGGGATAAAAGGTTTTCTTTATAGTGTTTTGATATGAAAGGATTGTCGTCTATTAACGAAGTAATAAAACGTTTATTGTTTGCTATGCTTCCGTCTTGTTGAGACTTATAAAACTCCGAATAAGTCCAATTCTTTGCAGGATTGCAAGTGTAAAGTATCTTAGGCACTAAATCGTTTTGGTCTAATTGAAATCTTATCCTTGATTTAATAATATTACGAGCTTTATCGTCAACCTGGTTCGCCTCGTCTATAAATGCGTCCGTAATCTCAAGGGAACCTAATTCGTCAAAGTTAGGGTCACTTGGATAAGAATATAAATCTTTCAGTAGAATAGTTGAGCCGTTAAAGAATTCTATTTGGCTAGATTGTCCGTTGTACTTATAATGTTTATTAGCGTCTAAGCCTTGCATTTTTGCTACTTGAAAGAATGAAACTAAGGTAGTTTCTTTGAGCGTCTTTAATACCGCCCGGCCTATTAGTCCTCTTGTATTAGGATACTTTAATCGTTGCTTTAATTGCCAATAACAACCTAATGCAGTTTTGCCGCCACCGGCTCCGCCACCGAATAGTATTTCGTTTGTTGTTTTATCCTCGAGTAAATCGAGAGCAATAGTTTGTTTTATGGATAGTTCCATTATAGGCTGCCCTTATTTTCAACGTATGTTTTTTTCTCTTCCCAATTTATTGTCATTGAGCCGGTTACTTCTAATTCAGCGGATTGCTTTGCTCTACCCTCTAACCTATCAAGTATTTCTTTATAAGCGTTTAAATCGCCTTTAAATGCCTTTTGCAATACAACTAAGTCTAATCTTTCAGCAACCGTAAACTCTTCTTTATCTCCTGTTATTGGATTTGTTTGTACTGAAACCAATTCCAATAATCTTAATAATCTTGTCTTGCTATTAGGTACTCCTTTCGGTCTGCCATTTGGGTTTCTTATCTCTCCTTTTTGCGCCGGTATTAAGTTTTGTTCGTTCGCCATATCTCTAATTACTTTCTAATTAATTACAAAGATACGCCACAATTAGGGCAAACCTTGCCACCTTTAACGTTATCTTGTTTTTCTGCTATGTCATTATTAGCAAATGCCGGTATATCTAACCCCCAATCGTCCAAGTCTTCTATGTTCCATTCGTTAGCCAATAGTTCCCAATTATGCTCACCGAAACTTATATTGTCCTTTATGATAAACTCTTTCTTTTGCTCTTCGGTTAAATTGTTAGCGTGAATAACTGGCACCTCATTAAGTCCGGCCTCAATACAAGCCTTTAATCTCATATTGCCACCTAATACAATATTGTTTTCGTCTATAACTATCGGCCTAAGTTCTAGCATTTGGGGAAAGTCCTGTATAGACTTTACTAACTGTTTAAACTTATAATCCTTTATTATCCTTGGATTGTTTGGGTTTGGTTTGATTAATGTTATTAGCATCTGCCTTGGCCTTTATACGCCTTTGGGCGTGGTGAATGTTTATTATAAGATTTCTTTGCTTTGCCTTCTTTCTTTTTACCAAAGGATATTTTGCCGTTGTTACTTAGTTTCGCCATATTGATTTATTATTTCGTTTAACTCTGTTCTAGACCATTTTTTAACTAATCTTGCGTTTTGCTCTAAATAGATTAATATATCTTCTCCATATTTATTAATAATTCCACGTCTATAACCAATCAAATGGAAATCATCAAATCCGTTGCAACGTTTACATTCTCCGTTGCAATTATATTCATCAAATCTTAAGGCACTTCCACCCTTAACAGGAGCAAAATGTCCGCAATCCATTAAATCGGTTGCTTTAACCTGGCCGCAACTAATACAAGTAAAGTACCCATCTTCGCTATCTCTTTGCCTTATATATCGGTTAAATATAGTTTGAGCCTTTGTAGTTAGTTTAGGAATAGTTATTAATGCCATATTGCAAAACTAGCTATTTTACTATTCTAAAACAAACAGTCCGGCCATTTACCTCAAATCGTTTCTTTTGCATTGGGTTTAAGCCGCCTCTTATTCCGTACTCAGTTAACCCAGTTATTCTTTTTGCGTATGCTATTGACCTAAATACTGTTGTTTCTTTTGTTTCAATATCAATCATTTTAATCGGCCTACTATTTTCTAGCCCACGAATTTCTGAACTCATTATACTAATATTATTGAATATTTATTATTATTTATTTTTAAATGTCTTAATGCAGTACTATGCCCAATATTTTTAACTTTTGCAACTTCAGTAATTGAGTCATAAAATATTCCTGTTTGAATATCTAATACAATTTTTGAACAAGCTAATTTTTGTGCTTTTTTACTTTCTTCTGTTCTTAATCTTACTAATCCGCTTATATGTGCGTGAATACAATTTTCTTGATTTGTTACCCATTCTAAATTTTCTACCCTATTATCGGTTTTTATACCGTTTATATGATTTACTTGGGGTTTATTTTCAGGGTTATTAATAAAATTTAATGCAATTAATCTATGTACTGAAATATGTTTGCAAACTTTATTATGTGTAACCGAAACCATTAAGTATCCTTTATGCGTTTTAAATTGTTTTAAGAATTTATTATGTCTAATACTAAATACCCTACCATCACTATAAATTTTATAATGTGGGTATCCTTTAATTTGTTTTACTTCGCTCATACTCTTTTTATTAATCTAATCAATGTTGCAATGGTGTAAAGCGATAACGCTAACGGTATACTAATAAGAAAAAACTTTATATATTTCATTTCTCTTCGTTTGAGTCGTTATAAACGTAAATTGTCGTACATAATGCAGTAAATATAATTACGCATAAAAAGCCTAATAAGAAATTCATATTTGATTGTTTTTACGGTGATGCCATCTTGAGCCTAAATTGTTTTGTTTTGCCAATCTATAAACTGTTCGTTCGCTTAATCTTAATTCAATTACTATATCAGTTACTGTTGGATATTTAATTGTGTTTTGCCATCTCTTTTTAAGCTCCTGGGTGTAAAGGTTTTCTAGGCTTAAATCTTCGCCTTTGTATTGTATATTCGGATACTTATTGCAAATGTGTTCGTATAATTTATTGCTCATAGTTTAAAAATGTCCCTACCGATTTATAACCAACATCCCGGTTAATTATTAATTTGTGGCAGGGACAATAGGTTTATTTTGTTCTTAAATATTGTTGCATTGCGTTTCTATTAGCTTCTTTGTCTATATCCTGGCTTGTTCGGTTACTATCGCCCATTGCTTTAAATTGTGCGTGTGCTTCGTCCTTGCCATTCATAAAAGCTAGATGCCGTTCCTCACGGTATTTCTCAAGCATCTCAAAAAATGTAGGCATATCCATTCGGTCATAAACTTTGCCGTATTTATATTTAACCATTCCATCAAGGAATAACAAAACGTCCTGGATAGCTAGTTGGTCCTGTTCGGCTTCGTCTAATATCGCATAGCATAGATCGGTTATTTGCTCCGGTGTCATTGCTACCCTTAGATTAAAATTGTTTAATGCTCTTGTAACTGATTTACTAAGAACGGCTGCTATCTTATCGTTACCGTACATTTTTACTAAGGCCGGAAGCCTTTCACTTACCGGAACTAATTCAATTACTTTCAATGGCATTGCTTCGCCTTTGTCTTTGAACCGGCATAGCTCATTGTGAACGCCGCCATTATTTCCACTCACGATTGCGTTTAGCAAAGGCTTCGTCAAGCTGTTGCATTGTAACTTTTGGAGCGAGTTTTGAGTAGTTGTTTGTAGTTGCATTTGTTTCATTTTTTAGCTTAAAAAATCCTTTCCAATTATTAGCCAATGATTCTTCTATAATTTTTATAGCAGTTTCTTCATAACCATCGGATAATTTTACTAGTTTATTTAAACCAGCTTGTTCGGATGAAATTGATTTGAATTTAAAGTTATATTCTTTTGTTTTATAATCCTTCCAAATTCCCCAATATTTTATAAATTTCTCCGAAGTAAAAGGCATCATTAATTTTTCATTATCATTATCATTTATAATATCATTTACATCTTCATCTTCATTTTCCATATGCTTGGTCATATGACCTTGTGTAAATTGGTTTTTACCTTTAATATTGTTTCTTCTTGATTCACTAAAGGCTTTTCTTTTAGTTTTTTCTATATCTAAACGCTGGTTATACCAAAGACCATTTTCATCTTGAGTAAACTTTGATTTAATTACGTGCCATAGTTGACCTACCGTATGATTTATCATATGACTATCCATATGACCTCTATTAAATTGCAGCATTAATAATTCAATGTAAGCTCCTTTTTGCTCAAAAGTCATTCCCATAGTGCCACCTATATAATCATTAGGGTAAAATAAAAAAGCAGGGTCTTTAGCCATTGTCATTTTCCTTTTGCTCATTGGCGTTATATGTTTTAATATATGTATCTGCTAAAAGTCCTGTTAAATGATAATAATTAAATCCATTTTTTAATAAATATTTTACAGTTGTATTAAAATAAATCTTTTCTACCTCTTCTTTTTGATGACAAATTTCACATAATGTTATAAAATTTGAATCAACATAATCCCAAGGGTCACTCCCATATTCATAAGATTTATGATGAACGTGCAAAGTTTGATTTTTACATTGGCAATATTTGCAAATCCATTCATCTCTTTCCATAATTTCTAGACGCTTCTTTTGCCATCTAGGGTCTTTTAGTTTTTCTCCGTATGTCATAAAATAAAAAAGCCCTCGGAATTGCTGGTAGTACGAGTACCAACGCATCTTTGGGCAATGTGTTTTTAACTAGAATCTCGTACATTCTTTGACAAATATAAACTATTTTACCGAATAACTTGCAAAAGTCTTATTGCCAATAGTTACATTTTTAGTTGCAATCTTTAAACCATCGTTTCTTAAATCGCTTATCCTGGCAGCTAATCTAAAGCAGCCAAATTTATTTAAAGCGTCAATAGGAGTTAATGATTTGCCCTTAGTTAAAAAGGCTTTGATTTGTTGGTTTTGAGTTTTCATAATGGTTAAGTTAAAGTTTTGTTAAAATGGTAAATCCAAATCTTCGTTTTCTTGTTTGTTAACGGCGTTGGAATATTCCTTTTTTTCGAAGTTGTACTCTTTGCCGTTACCGCAATATTGCTTTTTAGCTTTCTCAGCTCTTTCCTCTTTTGACTGATTGTTAGCAACTGTATGTGTGTTTTCGTAATTGTCTTTCTCTTTACGTTTGTCAATTACTAGACTAGCATAATGCTTTACGCCTGATTTTGTTTGCACGGGTTTCCAATTAATGTCCTCCTGTGCGATTGAAATTACTATCATATTTAT